AGAAGAGATTCTCATCCCCGCCATCGAGCGAGATGATCCACGAGCCGGCTCGCGCCGCGCCCGCAGTAGCGCCCATCCCGCCGAAGTGAACATTCCCGAAGTAATTCCGATCGCCCGTGATGCTAATGAGCTTCTCATCCGTCCCGCTCTGCCCGACGCCTTGGAAGAACGAGAAGTTCGAGAAGATGCACCCACTCGCGCTCACCGTCATGAGCGGATTGATGTTCGTCGTCTGCGTCGTCAGGGTGGAGATCCTCGCCCGCTGATACACAAGCGAGGGCGCGGTGACGCCGATGAGATGCGTGGCGTTCTTGCTCCACGTCAGCGTCGATGAGAGCCGCTGGGTCGCACTCGTCGACCCATCGCCAATCATGACCACCACGTCATTCCGTCCGGCAACTGCGCGTGTATGCGCCTCACCGATCGTCTTCAGCGGACTCTCCGCGCTCGTCCCCTCATTCCCGTCCGAGCCATTGAGGTAGTCACAAAACCACCAAGTGCCCGTCAGGGGAATCCCACCGATCCCCCCAACCATCGGGACGCCGAACGAGCTGACTCCATTCGGAAAATTCGTCAAAGTCATCTCATTCGCTCCTTAGCTCGTCGGGAAGGACCCGTAAATCCCCCGCCAGTTCTTGTAACCGAAGCTGTAGCGCTCATAGCCCTTCACGAAGAGGTTGTCCGTGTGGAAATCCGTCTCCATGCTCTGCTCGTAGCCCACGCGCTCCATGTACACCAAGCCCTTGATGTTCGTCTGGAGGAACCAGGCGTAGTTGCTCGTGAGGAAGTCCATCACGAGGTAGCCGTCTGGCAAGCCGCCGCCGAGGCTCAGGATCGCATTCACATCGTTGTTCGCCGTTCCGGGCCGCAATTCGCTCTTCGTCAAGCGAATAGCGACTTGCTCCAGTGCCGGCGGAACGATCAGCTTCCTCGCCCGTGCGAAGATCTTCAGCCCCGCAACGTCCCGGAAGTTGTTCCTGATCGCCGTCATAGAGGTCAGCAGCGAACTCTCGTTGAGATCGAGATCGGTCGAGGGCCGATTCGCGATGGTCGACCCATCAATCGGGTGGTCCGTCGCGCAGAGCGCCTTGCCGTCACCCCCAATCAGCGTGTTGTAAGTCGTCGCTGAGTTGAGAATGTCCGCCCCGAAGACTTCCTTCGTCTGCGCGAAGGAGTCCTGCAGACCCATCACGCTCGGCCCGAAAGCCGACTTGTACTGATTGTCATCAATCGCCTTGCGCGTGATGGCGAAGGCGAGCGAGATCTCATTGTGCTCCTGATTGTAGACGTAGCGCTCGCCCGCCTGGTTATCCCAGTTGATGTTCCCGCCTTCCGTCTTGATCGCGGCGAGCCCAAGGTAGCGCATTTCAACGTGGCGCTCGAGGGCGAACTTCGCCGGGACCTTCTCGAAGACCTTGTCCCACTGGCGCGGGATCATGTCATACTTGCCCGTCAGGCCGCGAAGCCCCGGCAGCAGCAGGTCACGGATCTGTGAAAGATTGACAGCCATCTATGCGCCCTCCTTTAGGTCGTCAGGCCGGTCGAGCCGGTCGAGTTGGCCGCAACGATGGCAACGGCATAGGCACCGCTCGCCGCTCCATTGACCCCTGGGGGCGCATAATCACCCCAGAGCCCGATGATTTTAAACGGCAGCGTCGCCGTCGTGTTGTAAGTCGAGTGGTTGAGGTAGGCACCGCTGCGGCCAGTCGCCGTCGAGCCTGTCCCAAGCGCCACATCAGCATTCGCGCCGATATCCGCGATCGTGATGCCCGTCGAGTCCGTCTGGACCTTCAGCACGAGCGGTGTGGCCATGTCGACCGGGAGCAAATACGCGTAGACCTTCTCAGTCGACGCGACATCAGTCCCCGGCCAATAGGGGCTCCAGACTGTCCGTCCGAGGCTCGTCGACTTGTATTTACAGCCGACGAAGATGCCAGCGAGCTGGCTGACTTCCGTCGCCGCTGTCCACTGGCTGACATAGCCGGTCGCTAGATTCTTGACCGGATCGCCGGAATAAATCGGGGTTGAGTCATTGTAAGCGACCTGACGGACGACAGTCGCGCTCGGGTACGCGCCCGAGCTTAGCGTTCCTGTCCACTCCACGAGGCCGAAGGGGGCGTCAGTATTCGCCACACCATCCTCCATCGGTGAACCTCGCGAAGCGCGAGGGGGTTTCGATCGACACCCGCTCACCCGAGCGAATTATCGAAGTGAAACCGTCACCGACGGCGGAAGCAGCATCAACGATGCGAGGACCTCAGTCCTCTGGGATTTCCGAAGGCTCGACTGATCGGTTGATCTGTGGGGCTCGTTGCCCCCTCGTCAGCGTTCCCGCCGGCGTCTGTCCCAACTGCTCAGTCTTCACCCGAATAAGTTCATCCCGGGCGGCATTATCTTCCCTTCTGGCCGCCTCTGTCAAGTACATCGGCCGCTTCATTAGCATCAAGCCTCCGCGAATGATCGCACCCTCTTCATCTCTCGAGACAATTTCAGGCACTTCATGCGCAAGAACGGGTTGCCAATGGTTGTCGTAGAGTGTCTTCGCGTAGGCGGCATCGGGCTGGTTGATGACTGTGTACATCTTCCATTCAGTAGACCAGCCGGCGGCTTTGAAGCGCGCGATAAGCGCGGGGGGAAGATCGAAGTGCTGCGCCGGGCCGCCAGGATGTCCGCGCGTCAACCCCTCCGGCGCTCTCTCCATCGCCCGCAAGCCCCTTCCGCTCTCATGCGCCCGCGTGCCCCGTGATCGCGGCGCGCTGCCCTCATCCTCAACAATCTCGTCAATCTTCAACGCCATTTCAGCCTCCTGCGCGCTCCCGCGCGATCTCAAGTTTCTGCTTCGCAAACTCCTCGCGTGTCAGCCCGAGGCTCTGAGCGAGCTCGAGTTCATCGCGAGAGAGCGAGACGCGTGTCGGGCTCTTCCCGCTCATCGACGGCGCCTCGCGTGAGGGCGGCGCGCTCGGCGGAGCACCACCCCGCTTCGGCGGCACGCTTGCGGCGCTCGTTTCGCCCTTCAGCCCCAGCGCCCGTTCCACCGCCTCGAAATACGCGTCGCTATCCGGCACGAAGCCGTCACTCACCGCGAAGTGATGCGCGCCCATGAGCCTCGCGTTCTTCTTCTCGTCCTTCACGAACTCCGAGTGATTCCGCAGCCAGCTTTGCGACCGCGGGGAAAACTGGGAGATGTAGCGCTCGACGGGATCGCTTGGAGGCGACAGCGCTTCGCGCGAAGGCGCCGACGTCGCGCTCGTCCGCTCAACGAGGTCTGCCTTAAGCGACTCCCACTGCGTCATCCTCGCGGCGCTCGTCGCGATATTCGCCTGCGCCTCCGCGGCCTTATCGAAATCCCCTTCGCTCATCGCCTGCGCCATCGCGCGCTTTGCGCCCTCAAGCGCCCGCTGCTCAGCCGAGATGGCATTCGTGATCGCGTCATTTTGGCTTTCGGCGAGGCGACGCGAGGCGCTCTCCGCCTCAGCCCGCAGCCTCGCGCCCTCGCCCTCCGCTCGCGTTGCCCGAGCCATCACAGCATCAAGCTGCGCCCTCAACTCCGCGACAGGATCAGGAGCAGGTGCCGCGGCTGGCGCAACTGGCGCGGCTGGCGCTTCAGGCTCAGGCGGTTCAGGCGGTGCCTCACTCGCTGCCTCGCCCGCCGCCGGCGCATCCAGCTCAACCTCTTCCCCATCCTTCACTTCGATCTCATCAGCCATCCGCTCTTCATCCTTTCACGCCCCGCGCGCTCCTGCCTAGTAAACAAAGTCCGGATCGGGAATGACCGCCCGGATGCACACATCTTCAAGCTGCCGGCAGTCCTTCCGCCCGAGTTGAAGCGGCCAGCCATCGCTCGGCGAGAAGACAACCCAATCGCCCCGCTTCGCGCTGAAGCCGCTAAACTTCACCCTCGCGCTATCCACAAACGCGCCCGCGCCGACCTTCAGCACGAGCCCGACCTTGCCCTGCCAGCGGTCCTCCTGCAGCGTCACATCTGGCAGGTGAACTCCGCCCGCCGTCACGCTCGCGCGCTTATAAATGAGCACCAGCACATCCGCCGGCGCGACCTCATACCCACTCACATCAACACTCTCGAGCAGCTCTTCCTTCACAACCACTAATCTTCTCCTCGCTCATCGCCCGTCAGCCTGCGCCTCTCAGTCTCAATGACACTGAGCGCCGACTTGAAGCCCTCGATCCTCCCTACATAATAGCGATAACGCTCAAAGCTATCGCAGAAGCCCTCCACAATCACAGCACTATCAGCTTCCAGCGCAACCCTGAGCTTCTCGCTCGCCCGTGTGCAGAACACTTCGAGCGCATGGCTCGCAAACGGATTATTCACAGCAAACCTCCGAGTTTCATCATTCCAACCCCCACAACTGAGCCGAGCCCGAGATAAAACATCCACCTCGCAAGTAGCCCGACCGTCATGGCGAGATCACAATAAACGGGACATCTTCAATCGCGATGCTCCCCGGCTTATAAATCAGCCGCTCACTAATCGGCCTATCCTCGACTCCCTTTAAGCTGTAAGCGCTCTCATCGCGCTGTCCGACACGGCAGAGGTGAAGACAGTAAACGATTTAAACGCACCACTGTAGGAGCGATCAGCCGTCGATCTATTCCCAATATAAAGGGCGCTTATCGATGTAACATCGCTTGCTGACGTATCTTGAGAGATCAGTGAACCATTTCTATAACCGCGTTCGTCGTTCAGCGAGTAGACTACACCGTGCTTAATTATTTCATTGGCCGTCAGAGTCCCCGCAAGCACTGTACCGTTAGCGTTCTGTTGAGCAGACCAGTTAGGCGAACTAGCCAATAAATTAAAATTCGCCGCGGCCGTCGTATCATATACCCGCTGAAACGAACTAGAACCGCCAAGAGAGTAAGGATAGTGCGTCACCAAGATGGAGGCTGGAGTGCCTGTAAGTATAGATGCAATAGATGTAATCGAGACCAAATCCGCATTCCGCGTCACCGCGGCCGAAGTCGTCGCGATCGGTGAAGTCGCGAAGAGGTTGCTCGCCTCATTCTGCACGAAGTCAACTGCAACAGCATCCCCACTCGTCACGATTTTAAAGCCAACAGTCGGGTTTGCCAATGTCTGCGTCGGGATGCTCACGCGGGACCAAGAGCTTGAAGCCGTGATCGTTGTCCAGGTCGAGCCATTATCCATAGTCATCTGGACCGTGCCGGAACCGACGAGGCGCTTGATGAACGCCGTTTGAAACCTCGCGCTTGAGCTTACTGTCGTCGTCGCGAGTATCGTCCCGTTCCCTGCTGTCGCAACGATAGACGAGGCGCTATTTGCCGTCCCATCAATCCCAATTTGATCCTTCGCCACTGTGACATTGCTCGGCGTCCACGAGCCCTGCGTCAAGTCCCGATTGTTGAGAACAACATTTGTCCGGCTCTCTTCAACCAAAAGCCCCAAGTCAGTTATCCGCGGCACGTTCGCGAGGAAGCCCGAGTAAACGCCCAGGCTATCCGCCGCATAGTCATAGGTGTGACCGGTACCGGAGATTGCTCGCGAGCAAGTTAGCAGCGAGGTTGCTGTCGAGAGCGCTCCCGTGCTCCGCGCCCACGCGAGATTTTGCGTGAAGTCGAACGCAAGATCGGCTGGAAAGCCGTCCGCGACGGGCACCCAACTTGGCACGCCGCCGCCACCAACGAGCCCCAGATTCCCCAATGCCCCGAGGCCAAACATCAGGGATAGGTCTTCTTCTGGATGCGAGTCTTCTCGAGGCGCCCCGGGCCGCTCTCCGCGCCCGCGGTCATCCCGAGTCGGCCGCCCTTCGCCCTCTTCATCATCTTCGCATCTTCCTGCTTGCGCTCGCTCGCCAGCATCTTCTTGATGAGCTTGCGGTCCTGCGCCTCGTCCGAGTGCTCGACGCGGCCGCCCTTCTTGCGCATCATCGGCGCGCCCGGCGGCAAGCGAGGCGGAGGAAGCGGGGGGGGCGCAACCCCCATCATCGCGCCGCCAGGCATCGGCGCGGCTGCGCCACCTGGCGATCCGCCCTTGCTCGCAATGACGATATTCACCGTCGTTCCGCTCTTCCGCGCGCTTCGATCCCCGCGCTTCTTCGTGCTCTCGCCATCAATCCCGAGGTCCTCAGCGTCGCCGCTCCCGACGCTGCCGCCGCTCGCCCGCTTCATCCTTCCGCCGCACGCCCGCGCCTTCATCTTCATCTTCGCCAATCGCATTTCACTTCCTCCTTTTCACCCGATCTGCCCGCCCGGCGGATGATCGATGAATTGCTGCGTTAAGCCTTCGCTCTCCGGATGGATCGCCAGCGTCTTCGCGAGGTCCATCACCGCGAGCTTTTCCTTACTCTCCCGGTCCTTCGCGCTGTCTGCGTAGCGCAACGCGTCGCTCGCCGCTCGCTGCTGCGTTTGCATCGTCGTCTGCTGCAGGCGGGCCTGAGCCTCGAGAGACTTGTCCGGCGAGGGCTGGGGCGGCCCTTGCGGCGCTTGCGGCGGCGCGAAAAGCTCCTCCGGATCATTCACCCCGATCATCTCAAGGATTCTCTCATCGACTTTCTTCGCGTCGTAGAGCGCGGGATTGGCCGCCTGGAGTTGCTTGATCGCCGTCGCCTTCATGACTCTGTGCATATGCGAGGGTGTATTCGGGTCCGCCATTGGCACAAGCTCATAGTCATTCAGCGCCTGGATGATGACCTCGTCGCTCGCGCCCATCGCTTTCAGCTCGCTCTTCTTGTGAGCTATGAGCGCGGAGGGGTCCTCCCGGAAGAGATCGCGGAGAAGCGCGAACTCCTCCGCCTGCGCGGTATGCAAGCGCTTGTGGACTGCGTCGAGAACCTTCGTGGCCTGCTCGATGAGGGCGATCGTCGTGCCGACCGGGGCGTCCTGACGCCCCTCACCGACCATGACCTCGGCCGTGCCGCCCACTCGCTGCCCCGTCTGCGCCACATCCGCCATCAGCGCGCCGAAGCCCGGCCCCGTCTCATGATACGGCAGCGGCATTACGGCCTGGCGAATGTCCATCGCGCTCGACTCGACCGGCGCGCCGCCCCCCGGCGGAACCCGGAAATGGTTATCCCTCTTCTTCAGCGCACTGCTCAAGTAGAGAAAGCCCGGGAAGTTCGCGAACATTCCCGCGTCAATGCCGATTCTCCACATCGCCGTGAGCGCCCGCGTCGTGTTCCCCAACAAATGCACGAGCCCGATATCATAGAATCCCAACCCAGGAACAAACGGGTACTTCACAAACGGCACCTTCACAGTGCAAAGCTCATCGTTCTCGTCATAGTTCCGCCTGATCGCGAGGACCTGCCGCGAGTCCTTCTCAATCGTCACGACATACGGCACGGCGAGCCCGCTCGGCTCCCCATCCACCTTATGCTCGAAGCCAGGAATGTCCAGCTCAGCATACACCTCATAAATCGTGTAGTCCCGATCCTCCGGCAGTTGCGCAATCGGGCTGACGCCCTGCGTCTCCGCAACTTCACGATCAACTGCATTGGGCTCCGGGTTCGGATCGCTCGCGAGGCTCACATCGCGATAAGCCCCCACGATCTGCATGCGCCTCAGCATCGACCGCCGCATCATGACCCGCTGCGTGAAGCGCCCCGAGCTCGCGAGGTCCGTCGCCGCGTTGCTGACGATGAAGTCCTTGACATCGACGCTCTCGCTGACGGGCCGACGCCGCAGCGGGCAGCGATAGACTTTCTTGATCCCGCAGCCGCCGAAGCCGACATAGAGCAGCATCCGATCAGTGTCGGGGTAGTACTCTTTCGCGACAGCCGTCAGGTAGTGATTCATGTCGGCTTCGAGCGCCTCGGCGAGCTGGTCGCGCGAGGGCGGCGGCGCCGCAGCAGGCGGCGCAGCAGAAGTTCCTTGCCGCCCCGCCCCCTGCTGATCGTCCCTAACCTTCACCGGGCCATCACTCGGCAGCAATTCACCCCGGGCGTTCGCCTGAAAGCGCAGCACGGCCTCGCTCAAGAGCGGATGATCGACGCGGGAGATGCCTTCGAGCGATGCGGTGTTGTCGACTGAACCTTCGGGGGCTTTGAGCTGCCAGCCGAGCAGGCGGATGCCCTCCGCCCGCGTCTCGAGCCACTCATGCCGCGACATTTCGTCGCTCTCAACACCCCTCAGCAACTCCTCCGCAATTCGCCCCAACTCATCATCACCAATTTGCCCCGCCAGATTCGCGAAGAAATCACTCTCATCTTCCTCATCCATCGGGCCGCCCTTCGGCCCAAAATCCACAATGACCGAGCCGTCAGGGTTCTCAATCATGAGCGCGGGCTCATCGCTCAGCTCGACATCCTCGCCCCCGTCCTGCGCGGCGGGCCACGCATCAACGAGCCGCAGCGGATCGATCCGGTTCAGCCCTTCTGCCATTATCCACTGCCTCCCAGCATCATCCCGAGCACAAAACCGAGTCCCGCGCTCAGCACCATCACCCCTCCTACCATAATCTCAAGCGCGAAGATATCAAACCATTCCCGCAATTGCGCCATTCTTCCCGCCTCCGCTTCCGCCCTCGTGCTAGACTGGATAAATCGCGCCGCTCTTCTCACCAATCTGGCTCCGCTCGAACTCGTCCGCGATCTCCTCGTCCCTAAAGCTCAGCAATTGCTGATCGCGGAGCCACTTTAACACTTGTGTCGTAGAGTCGCTCAAATCGTCGCGATCACTCGGCAGGCCCCGGAAGTTCATCATCTCAACTATGACCATCTCAGCCCACTCCTTATCCGGGGCGAAAATAAGACCGTTGGCGAAGAGTGGCTGGATCGCCTCTGCACGGCTTCGCTTATCGCCCTGGGGCTTAATGAGCCTCACGCCCCAGCTTTCCGTCCGCATCACTCGCCGCTGAAGCTCTTGCGCCAGCGGCAGCCCGGCAGCCGAGTTCTCAATAAGCAGCGCGCTGACGCGGAACTTCCGGCACGACCAAATCACCCACTCGAGCAGCCCCCACTCAGGCGAAGCGCGGGCGAGCCACTCCTTCTCGCTCTCGCCACTCTCCCTAGGCGACTCGCTGCCCTGAAACTCGAGCCACTTCCGCCAGGCCCACATGAGCATCAACTTCGGCGCCTCGCCTTCGCGCCCGTGCTCCCGCCAGAGCCCCCAGATCGTCATCGCGCTCGGATCATTCGCTTTTTTCGCGGTAAACGCCGTGTCGAGCGAGGCGACGATGAGGTCCATCGGGGGGAACTTCGCGCCCTCCCACAGCCGCCAGTCATCCCGCTTGAAGATGTTTCCGCCGCGCGGAATGGGGCTCTGCTGAAACTGGCAGGCGACCGCGATCGGCCCCAGCGCGCGCTTGTCCCGCTCGACGACACTCGCCGGGAAGCGTTCCGGCCACAGCAACTCGCCCTCGTCCCCCCGCCAGTCCTCCCAGCCAATGCTCGTCACACATCGCCTTCCAGGATCGTATTCCATCGGCAGCATCAGATGCTCATAGCCCATCTCGAGCGCTGTGCCGCTCACATCCCGCTCATGCAGCCGCTGCATGATAACGATGATCGCGCTTCGCGACGGGTCATTGAGCCTCGTCGGGATGCTCTCGCGGAAGATGCGATCAGTGCGCAGCCGCTCCGCCTCGCTCTCAGCCGTCTCAGTGCTATGTGGGTCATCGATGATGAGAATGTCGCCCCTCGCGCCCGTGAGGCTCCGGAATGGCATCGCCTCCCTAAAGCCCGTCGCGCTATTCGCAAAGCTCGTCTCGCCCTCTCGCACCAGTTCGATCGGCCACCTTTCGCGAAACCACTCGCTCTTCACGAGGTCCCGCATCTTCCTCGCGTCGCGCGTCGCGAACTTCTCGCTGTGGCTCGCGGTAAGAAACCTCAGCGCCGGCCGCGCCCTCGGCCCCCAAAGCCACGCGGGGAAAAACACGCTCGTCGTCAACGACTTGCTCGAACCTGGGGGGATGTTGATGAGAAGGCGCGTAAGCTCGCCGCTCGCGATGGCCTCAAGATGCTCGCAAACCGCCTCGATGACCCGGCCGTGGACGTACTGCGCGCCCGGCTCGAGCTGCCCCCACGCCGCCCGGACGAACTCGCTTAACCTCGCCTCACACAGCCGCTGCTCGACCTCCCGCGCGAAGCCCGCATCTTGTAGCAGATCACCACTTAGCATCGCTCATCACTCGCGCGCCCAAACCTGTGCCCCGCGAATCGCTTCCTCCCGCGAGCTGAACGGCCCATCAAACGCCTCGGGCTCGAAATTCCCCAGATCGCTCGACCCGATCGCAAACCACCACTCGCCATCACCCCTCATCGCTCTCCTCCGGCGTCACATCCACCATCTCGCCCTCAACCGTCTCACTCGTTCTCGCCAGCGCGATGAGGTCCCGCAGGGTCTTCAATTGCTCAACGCTCAGCTTGCTCAAATCGTAGCCCAGAACGCGCTTCAGCCCGTCGCCCTCAGCGCCTTCCGGATCAAACGCAGGAATCTTCCCGTAGCCAATCTCAATCATCTTCGAGCAGGCAAAATTCCGGACGTGGCCGTTCTCATCCCCCATGTTCTCCGCAAGGACGTGAATCGCGCGCGGGCAATGTGTGCGGGCGAGCGCACGAAAAGCCCGCCAAGCATTTGACCTGCCGCCCGGATTAGCACTCATCCCCTTCGCGAAGTGTCCGCTTTCTCCGCGAACAATGACGTGTTGCTTTTTCACCATAATCCTCCCATCAACCATAAGCATCTCAAGCACTTAACTCGCTCTCACGCTAAAACTGTTGCCCCTTTGCGTCAAGCCCGCTCAACCTATCGTCCCGAGCCATGGGTCTCCTCTTCGTCCAAAGTGCTGTACCGAGCTGAGTAGCGGTCGAATTTCAGTTTAACGCTTCCCTTCCCACCACACTCCTCGAACCTGATTTTTTTCACGTCGACGACGGTGTGCGGGATAGCATGGTCTGGCCAATCGATGATGATACCGATGTCGGCTTTGTTTGCCCAATGTGAACTGCCCTCGATATCGTAGAGGCCGGGACGCCTGACGGCGCCGTCTTTGCCAACATCTTTGGTCGGATGAGCAACCACGATGACAATCACCTGGTACGTTTTTGCCCAACGCTTTATGCTGCGGATCGAGCGCCCGATGTAATCTGACATGCTCTCGTTTCCGGCACGAGCGTGCTCGAGCTCATTCCACGGGTCAATTACGAGCACTTTTATTCCATCGCGGAGCACGGCATCGGTTGCCTTATCAAGCACCCAAATCAGATTGAATTCCTCGTCATCGTCACTGTTCGGGTCGGCGTCGATGAAGACGAAAGCACGGTCGAGCCATCTGTCGATTCTTATTAGGTCGTCGGGTGACAACGACAGCAAACCACTCCGCCCTTTAATCCTGCGCAACTTGTCACGCATTTGAGGCACGATCGGCATTTCAGGAGTGTATATTGCTGACGTCCATCCGTGCTGTTCAGCGAAGTTGACGAGCAGGTTGGACACGAACGTCGACTTGCCATGCGACGGAATTCCGGAAATCACGACGAATGCGCCGAGAAAAAACTTGGCGTGCTCGTCGAGAGTCCACCATCCACTCGAATAGACCGGGAGAGGGCCTGCGTTGGGATAATCGCTGATCCTATACAGACCCCGCACTGGATATGGCTTTGCGCGGTTGAGCAGTGAGACCACGGCATCACTGCCGAAGCGCTGTTGAACGTCAGAGATGTCCTTGCACCCTCCTGGGTACGACACGAACGAGCAGCGAGCGGCACTGAGGCGGCGTACAAGTTCTGATGCGAGACGTTGGCCTGGCGCATCGCCATCGACAGCGATGATAAATCGCTTGATGCGCTTCAATCGATCGCGGTTGTTCCAAAGAAATTCGTACTTCCCATGTTGGTCGTCGTCGTTTGCAGCATCTTCATTTTTATCTGCTCGCTTCTCTGGCGGGGCACCATCTGGAACGCTGACGGTGAGCGGAAAACCGCATTCGATTGCGGTTAATGCGTCGATCTCGCCTTCTGTGATGACGAGCGGCATGTGCCCGGAATGCAATGCCGGATCATCCAGCACGTCGCTATTCCAGAAAGTTCGGCGCCCTCCTGATCGCTGCCAGAACTTCTTTCCGGGAGCCCGGAACTTCTCATTGACGGAAACGCCATGCTCCCAGAACGGGAAGACGATGACGTTGCCGACACCGCTCGGTGCGCCGTGCTCGTCAGCGGTATAGATTCCGAAGCGGAGAGCGGTTTCTGTTGATATGCCGCGGATCTCGAGAGCTCGTTCCACGCTCGGGCTGATTTGCGTCATCGAGGAATTCCCCTCCGCTCCATCCGCAATGATGACAGTGAAACTGGACGCCATCTCTGTCGATCTTGACCGACAGGCATCGCACGTATTTTTTGCGCCGCAGATGCGAGCACTTCGGACATCGCGTTGTTTGCTGGCCGTGTGAGACGACACGCAGAGCTATCCCGTGCCGCCGGAGCAATTCCGAGATGGTCGGCATCAGATCGACCTCCCCGTCGTGTAGGCATTTGCAGGAGGATCTCGAGCAGCAGTTTCGTCAAGCCAACGCTCGCCATTTAGCCACGTCGCTGGGAATGGTATGAATTTCTGCTCGGTTGACGCGTAGAGCGTGGCTGCTCGTTGAGCCGCTGCTAGTAGTGCTTCGGCCGAGACCTTCTTGCGAGCCGCGGCATAGGCTTTTCTGGCTTGGCCTTTAGCCTCGCGTTTCGGGTAGGCGAGCCACCATGCAGCAAACTCGTCTTCCAACTCGTCTCGTTTTTCAGGCTTCCGTGACCGGCCATTTGCCGCGTACCCGCCACCAACGAGATCGAGATCACCGGCCGGCGCGTCAGCGTCGGACGAGAGTCTTTCTTCTTCCTTTCCCTTCCTTTCCTTTCCTTTCCTTTCCGGTGATGAGTGCTCAGTGAGTGTTCTGTGAGTAATCCCTGATTGATCAGTGCTTAGTTCCTGAACCTCTACCCCGAGCCTAGACGCGTAAGTCTTTGGCGTGTCGCCCTTTTTCCATCCAGCGAGGATCGGTTTACTCGGTCGATTTACGATTTGATGCTTCTCAAAATTG